CGTATGTTACAAGGAGTACACTATCCTAGTGACTGTGATGCATCACTAATATTTTCAACAACCTTATTCAATAAACTAAAAGGAATTTTCAATGAATAGACATCATGATATTCTAAATCAAATTCAACAAAATTTAAAAGATAAAACTCAAGCAGAAAATGATTTTACAAGAGTTGAAGAAATGGAAGTTGAAAGTCCAGAAATGGAACTTATGGAATATAAATATGATTTTTATCAAATGAGTCTTGGTTCAATAAAATCTATCGCAAAACACGCACAAGCTATTGTTGATGCTGTTGAGAACGGAACCATAAAAGACGGCTTGACAGAAAGCTGGCTACAGGGTAAAATTGCTGTTACAGAAGATTATATGCTAACGATACACAATTTTCTAATGTTTGGAGAAACAGAAACCGATACAGAAGGAGCAGAGGCAGCAAAGAATCTTCCTGGTCTATGGGAAAACATTCGTAGAAAAAGAGAAAGAGAAGGACAAAACTATAAACCAGCAAAACCAGGAGACAAAGACAGACCAGATTCTGAACAATGGAAAAAACTTAGTAAATAGTTGATATTATAATAAATTTTTATTAACCTTTTGAGGATTTTGATTATGGAAAAAAAATACGAGAGTCTATCTACATACTTGATGCTATCTAAAAAGATTATCAATAAGTTTGCACCAAAATTTATTGTTAAGCATATGCTTAATGATGAAGACGCTATAAGCGATGTGGCTGTGGCATTAATGAACGCCGACAAAAATTTTGACCCTAATAGAGAAGGTCTTGGACACGGAAAGAAAACACTGTATTCTTACAGAAATCAGTGCGGTCTTTGGGCAATTAAAACATATGTAACTAAACAATACAAATCTAAAAAAGTTAATAGCTTAGACTATGTTTTTGATAATGACAGCAATACTCTATACTCTACTATATCGGATTCAAAAAATAAAGATCCTCTTACAATTCTAATAGATAATGAACAACAAGATAATACTCAATCAGATATAGCGTTTATATTAGATTCAGATATATTAAGCGATAAACAAAAAGATCAGATACGCATGTATTATTTTGAAAATAAAAGTCTAGCAGAAATAGGAAAGGGCTATGGTGTAACCAGAGAAGCAATAAGACAAAGTATAAAAAGGGCATTAAACTCTATAAGATCTCTTGCTAAATGAAAATATTCAAAAAAATCATAAACTGGATATTTGGTCAATCCAAATCTTCTATCATTATACCTGATGCTTCTTTAATTGAACAATTAAAAACTGAACAGTATGTTTGTGAAATTAATTTTCAATTAACAGAGTCTAATGATATTGATATTAGTTTTAAACATAATAATGTTTCAGAATATAGTGTAGAACAAATTTCTTTATTAGCAGAAAATTGTGCAAATCTTGTAGTATTAATTAATAATGGATTATTAAAAAAAGAATTAATAGGATCTATTAAACAGCTTAAAAAAGCTAATATGAATAATGATAAAACTACGTTATTCTTGGATAATATTTTATTTTTTAATGGTTTACTACAAGAAGAATTAAAAAGTATCAAAAAAGAAAATGGTCCTTTGATCAAACCATCATCAGTATTCAAATAAATCTTATTGGATACTTTTTTATAGCTTTTTTAGCACTATTATAAGGGTGTATTAATATGTGCTAATTACCATTTCAAAAGGATCTTATTATGCAAAACGATAATATTATTATATGGCAGAAATGGATTGATCCTTTTGGAAGAGACGATGAAGAAAATAAAAACGAAGAGTTTTCAAATTATGCACAAGATACGAATAATTTAGAAGATGACGAAACTTATGATCAAAAGGAAAAAGTCAATGAGTTTATTGCTGATAAAAAAATTCGCTATGGAGTTAAAGTCATAGCAACCCCTATGGGAATAATTCCTGTTAATGATAATACATCTAGTGGTAAAATTTTTAACTTTTGGATGGGCCATACTAATTTTGATATTACAAAGAAAGTTGCTGAAACAATAGAGATTACAGAAGGAGTAGAGAGTCTGGATATTTATACTAGATATAGATTTAGAATAAGTATCGGTAAAGCATTCGAAGATTCTATTGTGATGAGAAGTATAAATAAAAACGTATACAAGGAATTATCATATGCCAATAAACCATGATATAGACCTTTTATCTATACATACTTATAACATAGATACAAAAAATAGAGAAATTTTTTTACATTCTTATATGAGTGACGGCGAAGAAGAATCTGGAGTTGATTATAGAAGTGCTATAATATTCGAAAAAAATATGAGATATTTAAATCTTATGTCTAGCGATCCTATTCTTATTCATATGCATATGCCTGGTGGCGATTGGGAAGATTGTTTAGGAATTTATGATACAATTAAACACAGTAAAGCCAAAACTATTCTATTAGCTTATGGCAAAGTACAATCTGCTAGTAGTGTTATATTACAGGCTCCTAATATCAGGATACTTATGCCTAATGTTACAATGATGATTCATTATGGTAGTATAAGTCTTGACAGCGAACACAGCAAAGCGGCTGCGAGTAGTCTAAAATGGAATGAACGAGAATGTGACAAGATGATAGATATATTTACTGAACGGTGTATTCAAGGTGATATGGCAAAAAATAAAAATTGGAAAAAGTTAATGGCAAAAAAACATATTCAATCACAATTAGCAAGTCAATGTGATTGGATACTCACAGCAGAAGAGGCAATACAATATAATTTTGCAGATGGTATTTTAGGTCATAAACCTTATACAACAATAGATAGTCTAAAATCCTTAAAAAGGAATAAAAATAATGCTTCTAGAGTTTTGTCAACATGATTATACTCTAAACGAGAATGAAAACAAAGAACTTATCCTAGAGGCTATCAAGTATAAACCTGACTATATTTCATTATTCTCCTACTATACAAAAAATATTTCTCAATTAACTAATATTCCTATAATTTGTCCGATAGATTTTCCTATAGGTATTAGCGACAGTAAGAGCAGGCTTACTATGGCCGAATTTGCTGTTAAAAACGGAGCCAGGGTGCTAGATATAACATACCCTGCTCAACTAATAAGTAATAGAAAATACGATAAATTTAGAGAAGATATTAGAAATTTTAATAGTCTTGGCATAGAAAGTAATGTTGATATACGGTATATTTTAGAATATAGAAAATATTCATATGAGCTTTTATATAAATTAACCCAGATTTTATTAGATTTTGGAATTTCTACTGTTTTATTGTCAACAGGATACTTTTTAGACGATATTAATGATAATATTATTGCTGCTAGTATGATATTAAAGAAAAATCCTAATATTAATATTATTCTTACTGGTAATATATGGACAAAAGAACATGTTGATAATATTATTAAATGTGGCATGTCTGGAATTCGTATCAATACTATAAATGGATTAAAATTATTTAACCAAAATATTTCATCAATATAATTTTTTGGTGTATAATCCTGTTGCATTCCTACCAAAATGGAGATTTATTATGGCAACAGCTCAACAAGGTAATTCCGCTACAACAGGAACATATGATAGTGGATCAACCAATAACAATCATGGCACAGCCAAGAACGTCGGCACCGCGTCCACAGTTTTAGAAAATAGTAGTCTTGGTGGAACAAATTTAGGAGTTTTTGGTTCTACTGTTATTGATGGTACAGATACCGATAAGTCATTGTCTGGCGGCACAATTGCTCATAATCATGTTAAACCAATAACATTTAAAATAACAACAGAGTTGGGTGGTGTAAACAGTACCTCGTTAGCTACCACAGCTAATGATCCAACACAATTAAGAAGTATTCATAAAAGAGAAAGTTATAAAGTAAATAGAATCGCTACAGCTATTCGTGCTGGTTACTGGAATATTTATACTGGTGCTTGGACTACTCTTCCAACATCAACTACAGACAGTCCAGGCACAGACGAAGCAGCAACACCAACACGCAGCGTTCCTGGCGAATTAGTATACAAGACAGGGGCTAAGGTTCCAGTTCAAGATAATTATAAGGCTAAAACCGGCTGATTATAATTTATCAATTTAATTTTTATAATAAGCCAGGGCTAATAACCTTGGCTTATTTTTTTAGGATTATGCAAAATACAGATTTAATTAAAGAATTATTAAATAATAATGTGAATATGATATTAGTAGGAAGCTATGCTGCTAATTATTATGGATATAATGTTAAAAGTGGATCAAATGATATAGATTTTATAATTGATAGTTCATCTAAAAATTTACATAATATTTATGATATTTTAAAAAGATATAATGCTGATTTAATTTTAGAAGATTTATTAAAAAGTTATGTAATTAGGAGTATTATTAGGGAGACTAATGAAAAAATAGATATGTTTAGATTTTCAAGTAAAAGTCCTCATATCAACTATGATTCTCTATACGAACAAAATGAATATATTATAGATTATTTTTATGATATAACTACTAAAATTATTTCACAAAATAAGCTAAAAGAAATGATAAAATTAAGCGAATCAATTAAATATAATAACATATTATGAAAATAATTAATATACTACAATATGAAGCACAAGAAAGTACAGGAACTTGTTGTTGTTTATACGCAGGAACAATAAATACTTGTGCTAATTGTCCTCCTCCATGTGTTTGTGGAGGAAGCGAGGGTAGTTTAGGTTGTAATTGTAATGCTACGATTGGTTGTGAGCAAAATACAGATTGTGATAGTCAGATCTGTATAGAAACGTGCCAGGCTTTAAGTAAACCAGTCCCTTTTGCTGGTATAATACCTGGATCTTGTCCGACATCGCCACCTCCACCTCCACCGCCACCTCCTCCACCGCCACCTCCTCCACCGCCTCCTCCACCGCCTCCTCCACCAGTTCCACCACCTCCTCCGCCAGTTCCACCACCTCCTCCGCCGGTTCCACCACCTCCTCCGCCGGTTCCACCACCTCCTCCGCCGGTTCCACCACCTCCTCCGCCGGTTCCACCACCACCTCCGCCAGTTCCACCACCTCCTCCGCCAGTTCCACCACCACCTCCGCCAGTTCCACCACCTCCACCACCTCCTCCACCACCTCCACCACCGCCTCCTCCACCGCCACCTCCTCCACCACCGCCACCTCCTCCGCCTCCTCCTCCGCCACCTCCTCCACCTCCGCCGCCTCCACCTCCGCCATCACAAACGCCTAATCCGACACCTCCTGTAACACCAACACCAACACCAACTAGCACTCCAGCCCTTTTTACATCTTGTGATTGTTGTTTTAATATTTGTGTCGAATCATATATAGAAACAAATGATTGTAATATACAAGTTCCAAAATCCACACTAACAACAGTTTCTTGCTCATCAAAAATATATGATACAATTAATAAACATTTATTAAATACTAATACTGAAAATTGTCTACAATATTCTCAATTTAATGTAATTAATAAAAATAATGAATTTCAAATAAATGGTGAAATTAATCCATGTTTATTATTACAAAGATGCGCAACATATACCTTTTATCTTAAAGGAATCGAACCTTTACAATTTTGGTTTCAAACTGAACCATATACTGATGGACCAATATATACTAATGGAATAACCAATAATGGTTTTTCAACAGGATATATTACATTTCAAGTACCAGATAATGCTCCATTATTCTTATACTATTCATCACCAGGATCATTATCATATGGAAATATATATATTCCTCTTAAAAATAATAATCAAATAGATAATAGTTTAACACATTTACCATCAAGAAGTTTCAAAAAAATAGAAGATAATAATTATGATATTATCATGTTTGGTAATTGTGAAAATATAGAAATTTTAGCAGAATCAGAGAATAGATGTTATGGATGTGAATATCCGTATGCTAGACAAGTCAAGGTGCTTTGTGAAACACAATCTTGCGATATTGTGAAAGATTTGCCGGGCGCTAGTTTAAATCCATCACCCTTTGTTAAACCACCTATATCAAATAATAAGTGTACTCCAACTCCTACACCAACCCCAACCCCAACAAGAGCCCCGATATCGTCTCCGCCACCACCTCCACCACCGCCACCACCGCCACCTCCTCCGCCACCACCACCACCACCACCACCACCTCCACCGCCACCCCCACCACCACCTCCACCACCACCGCCGCCCCCACCACCACCTCCACCACCTCCACCACCGCCGCCCCCACCACCACCGCCGCCCCCACCGTCTCCACCACCTCCTCCACCGCCAGTAAGTAATAGTGCTAATTTTAGGACTTATGCTAATTGGAATAGGCAACGCGGTAATGTTACAACCGTTGGAACTAATGGGGGGCCAAGCTCTTATGGAACATATGATCAGAGCGGAAATGTGAATGAGTGGAATGATTTAAATGATACTGCCGGCTCGTCTCGTGTGCTTCGGGGCGGCGGCTGGCCCAACGACGCGTCCAACTTGTCGTCCTCCGACAGGTTCCCTGCCGTCCCGTTGTTCGAGAACTACTACTACGGTTTTCGTCTCGCTAGTCGTTTCGTTACCCTTAACCCTTTAAATCTTTCATACTTTGTAAATGTGGGTGATAGTGGTAATAGTAACGATGTTACTGGCTATGGCGGCGTAAGTTATGAGTATGTTATAGCTCAATACGTTGTTACCAACTGTGAGTATGCCGCGTTTTTAAATGCGGTAGCAAGTACTGATACTTATAATTTATATAATACTCTTATGGATGATGATTATAGGGGTGGAATAACTAGAAGTGGCTCTAGTGGTAGTTATACTTATAGTGTTAAGACCGATATGGGTAACAAGCCAGTAGTTTATGTTAGCTGGTTCGACTGTGCCCGATATTGCAACTGGCTTCACAATAATAAACCATCTGGAACACAAAATACTAATACTACCGAGGACGGAGCATATACTCTTAACGGAACGATTAATGGAGATGCTGTACCAAGTAATCCTGGCGCTAAATATCACCTTCCTACAGAAAATGAATGGTATAAAGCAGCCTATTACAAGAGTGGCGGGACTAATGCTGGATATTGGAAATATGCTACTCAAAGCGATACGGATCCGACACCAGTTGTTGCTGATAGTTCTGGAAACGGAATATTAAACGATAAGCCAGCAAACACCAGCAAATACGTTTGTCCTGCAACAGCTCCATCTTACATACCAAAATGTGAGTCTATTAAAAACACTAAAAATAATATAGCTATTACTGCTGGAAATAAATCATCCATTATGATTATAGCAACAGGATCTAATGCTGTTAAATCGGGGTATTTACAGATTATGGGACCATCGGCACCACAGAATACTTATTTTGATCCTGTTATTTGGGATGGTAATCAAAATGGTACAATGTTTGTTACAGGAGATATTATTTCGTTTAATTCATCTGTAATCGATAATATTACTTTAGAACCTTTTGGATTATCCACAAATAAAAGCTATATGATAGAAGTTGTACCAACTATATCTTCTATAGTAACTAATTATCCAGGATCTCAAACTTTAGCTATACGTGATTGTTTATGAAATTATTAAAACTAGAAAAATTAAATATAAATAATAGTATAAATACTATATTAAATGTTCAACCTCAAGCAGACACATCACCGCGACCCCCTGGCTGTCCGTGTTGTAAATATACTAAAGATTGTGATGCTAATTCTTTTATATGTAATAAACAAATTAATCCTCCAATACCATGCGGCATAGCAATACCGGTAGGTGGTGTAATGGGAGTACCATGCGTTGTTTTTCCCTTTGACACCTGTCAGAATCTTGTGTTTCCTGACGGCGCATTTGCACGATGTGGAGATCCAGTAAATGGAGTAAGATTATGCGAATATCCTCCTTGTGTAGATGGTAATAAATGCAGCGAAGTAGTAAATGGAAATTGTAATGAGTGTAATAACTCTTGCACATGCGATAATGTAGCTGATGCTCCGATTCAATTTACAGAAGAATGTGAAAAAGATCCAAACCAACCACAAATTCCTTGTAAAAATCCAGAAGATTGTGGTGGCAAATGCATTAATGGAGAATGTTTTACTTGCAAATGTGTTGCTAGCTACTCACCTTCTTCTGAGGAATGCAAGCGCAATCAGGGGGCTGACAATAATTTTGATCCTAATATATGCGAAAACATAAAGGCTAATCATCGAGAACTCGCAGATTCCGAAGCAGAGGCAGTCAAAGATCGGCCGCCAGAAACAGAAACTTGTTATTTTGATCGTGATGGTTGTATTAATTATTTAACTTGTAGACAATTTAGTGGGCCAGAAAGATTGAGCACTTGTCAATGTATGCAAAGTTGTAATGATCGAGGAGGACAATTTTCCATAGAAAAACCAGAAGATTGGTGTCCAAATAATGGAAAAGGTCGCGCTTTAAGTGGCAAATGCTCAGAATGCGGAGGAGGAGGAGGAGGAGGAGGAGGAGGAGGAGTTCCTCCCGGTGTTCCCGGAGTTCCCGGCGTTCCGGGTGTTCCTCCCGGTGTTCCCGGCGTTCCGGGTGTTCCTCCCGGTGTTCCCGGCGTTCCCGGCATTCCTCCCGGTGTTCCAGGCGTTCCTGGGTCGCCACCACCGCCACCACCGCCACCTCCACCACCGCCACCACCACCACCACCACCACCACCTCCGCCAGATGTCGCTCGAGATTTTATCTTAACAAAAAATACTGTTCATCATAAAAATCCTGTAAATACTTTTATAGGATATTTTAAAATGAATAATCAAGACGATCAAAGTAAATGGTTTAATAATTTAAATAATGATTACTCATTTAGTTTAGTAAATAATAGTAATGCACAATTTAGTAGTGATAATGGATCTTTTAGTATAACAGAAAAAAATAAATTATATATTCAAACAATAACAGATTATAAAATAAAAAATAAATACTATATAACCGTTAAGTCCGATCATTCAACAGAACAATCAATAACTAAAAATTTTATCATTCTTGTTCTACCTCCTGATCATGACGATGCTAACGATCCAGCCTGTTCATGCTATAGTTCGCTATATTTTAGAAATTACAATAATGTTAAAAATTATAATGATAAATTATATCATGTTATCAAAATATATAAATCAGGATCAACCACACCAGTTTTTACAAGCGATCCTTTACAAACCTATGGAGAGTTAGTACAGATTTTTAATAACAAAACTTTTAATTGTGATCCTACTACAGTTGAGATAAAAATTGCTTCACCGCCACCTCCACCACCACCTCCTCCACCGCCACCACCTCCGCCACTTCCTCCACCCCCGCCGCCTCCTCCACCTCCACCGCCTCCTCCACCGCCACCACCACCTCCTCCACCGCCACCACCACCTCCTCCTCCACCGCCACCACCGCCTCCTCCACCGCCACCACCACCACCTCCTCCACCTCCTCCACCACCACCACCACCACCACCTCCACCGCCTCCTCCACCGCCTCCTCCACCGCCTCCTCCACCGCCTCCTCCACCGCCACCACCTCCTCCACCGCCTCCTCCACCGCCTCCTCCACCGCCACCACCTCCTCCACCGCCACCACCGCCACCACCGCCACCACCACCTCCTTCACCGCCACCACCACCTCCGTCCTGTTCGGGAGATTTGGATTGCGAAACATTGTGTTGTAATCCTTACGCTGGATGTATACCATTAGGATTAGCCGCTATAGTTTCCGTAAATACCCCATGCTCAAATTATGCTGGTGATTATGAAGGAAGCAATGGTACTCTAATATGGTGCTGTGATGGTATTGGCGTCGCTAGACCTACCGGATATTGTTGTAATCAAAGTAATATGTATTAGTTGGTGTATTAAATAATACTCTATCTTATAATATTTTATTAAAGGTTTATTATGAACGAAAATATTATCGATTTTTGGCAAGTAGTTGCAACCACAAGTTTCGGAATAGTCGTGACACTTATAGGATTTTGGGTAACAGTAGGAAAAAATATGGCCACAAAAAATGATGTTTTGCGCATGATAGAAACTCAAAGTCCATACTCTCAAGATCGTCAATTTATTATGGAAAGATTAGCGGCTAATAAAGAAAGTCAAGCAGCATTCGCCAGTGCATTACAACGAAATACAGAAGTTATGAATGAACTAAAAATTCAATTAGTCACACTAGGCAAAACACTAGAGGCACTAGAAGAAAGAATAGAAAGGGCATAATATGGCAAATGATATTGGTTTAGCAAATAGTGGAGAGGCTATAAAACACGGAACTCTTGTAATAGCACCATCTCCGTTCACAGATAGTTTTCAATATCAAAACGTTAATGTTTATAATAAACCAGTTATTACTGATATAGAAAATAAATATGATGAACGATTTGATGATATTAGTTACTACACAATAGGTTCAGGAACTCTCTAAGATTTAATTATGGCTGTTTTTAAAATTAACTTAAATAAAGTATTAAATAGTGGTGGGTCTATCAAGGTTAGAAAATCAGATGAATCTGTTACGCCCACACCAACTCCGAGTCAAACCACAATAATTACGCCTACACTAACTCCAACCACAACGACCACTCTTACGCCCACGGCTACTCCAGCAGCACAAAACAATTTATCATTTTCTAATTATTACAAGGCATCTGCTGACAACGTAAATCCATTCCCAGATCAGTACAGCGTGTCTGGTCAGGGAACGTCGGGCAGTCCCATGACTGTCACTGTAGGAGGTGGAAATCCATTAACAGACGACGAGGATCATCGCGTGTGGCTGTTGGTCAACCAGACTGGGACGCTCTCTTGGTCTATATCACTTTCTGGCAGCGATTATCAGGGCGAAGCAAGACTGTTTCGTCATGCTGGAACACCTAGTCAGCATGGATGGTCAAGCAGCTCCACTATCTCTGGCGGCACTGCGATATCTAATGTCGCCATTGGTGGTAGTACGCTGACCGGCACTGCCTCTGTGACTGCTGGTGAGTATTTAGTCATTCGCTGGATGGAAGATGAACGGGTTGGTGGTCAAAATCCTACCGCTACAGCGATATTATCAATAGCAAGCATAACCACCACAACAACGCCCACGACTACTCCCACAACAACACCAACAGGCACTACAACAACAACCCCAACAGCAACACCAACGACAACCCCCACCACTGCGACACAATTTTCACCAATGGCAGTTATGCTAACAACGGGTTCTTCATATACAATACCAACTGGTGCTACCAATATGAAAGCATGGGCTATTGGAAGTGGTGGGAATTACGGCAGAAGCGCTGGCGGAACAGCGTATAAAACATGGGTCGTAAACGGCGGTTCTTCTATTTCTTACAGCGTAGGAGCTGCTGTTAGTAATACCAATCTTGATGCGCCCGGTAATAATACAACAGTAACATATAATGGAACGACTATTACTGGATTTGGTGGCGGTAGAGCAAGCAATGGAACTCTCAAATATAACGGTGGAGAATTTTCTGGCGGAGACGGTGGAGCTATAGGAGGATCAATACAATATTTGGGTAACGGAATTTGGGCTGCGGGGGCGGTTGGTGGAAATACCTCACAAAATATTGGAGGATATATAGTATTTAAAGCAACAGATGTAGATGGTCTATTTGCCGTATTAAATCTATTAGGAATAGACCCAACCACAAATATAGAAAATACTAAGCCTAGTAATCCAAATGTATTTGGTGCTGGTAGTCATTTTGATAAATATGGAGGATTTATCTCTGGTGGTATAGGCGGCGGTAATGGATCCGGTACAAATGAAACTAGAGAAACAGGAGCAGTAATACTTTACTTTACATAATCATGCCAAGCATATTAACAAGCCCGAATGGAAATAGTATAATTCTAATTCCTCGCAGTGGATCGCACTCAATAGCAATGGCTATGTTACAATCCTTTTATCCAGATATAGAAATAACAGATCCGTATCATCCTGCTTATTTTTATCCAATTAGCCAAGACAATGGTCAAAAATGTGTTATTGTTAGAAATCCAATTGAAAGATTTCGATCTATGGTGTCTCATAGAAACAGAACAGTTGAAGAACAATTAGAAAATCCAATATATGGTTGTGAATTCTGTCATATTACAAATTATGACAGAGCATTTTTATTTGAAACGCAATTACAAGATTGCGCAAATTGGCTTGGAATTACAGTGCCATTGCCACATTTGGATGCTAGTGAAAATAAACCCGTTTTAACAACAGAACAAGAAAATAGAGTTCGTGAAATATATGCAACAGATATTGAGTTGTGGGAATCATTGATGAATACATAATTTATGAGTCAAAAATTATTAATAATTGACATGGGAAAATACAATGATTATGATAGAGTATTTTTATGATATAAAGCAAAATATATTCGATCAAGCTTTAAAAACCGTAAAATTTAATAGATAATAATAAAAATCCGTATGGTGTATTATTATATAGTATTTATTTTTGGAGAAAATCATGATCAAGCCCGGATATCGCACAAGTGAGTTCTGGTTTACACTCGTTAGTTTTATTTTTAGTGGATTATATCTAACTGGTATCATTAATGATCATACTAATAAAGAAGAACTTATTAGTGTTGTTAGTCATGCTGTAGAAAGTTGTATTCTAATTGGTGGTCAATTTGTAATATTATATAAGTATATTAATAGTAGAAAAAATATTAAAGCTGAAATCAAACCAGAAGTTGTCAATACCCCACCAGTTGTTAATGAGGAGACAAAAGATGATAAACCAAGAAAGTCCAGAAACACCAAAAAGCCAAGAACTAATACTAAACGAAGTAGAAAAACTGATAAGTAGAACAAAAGAATCATTTAAGGATGTTAAAAGATTCGCAATAGATCAAGCATGGAAAATTTTACAGCTAGCAATAGCTAGCATTATTCAAATTATAGAAATAATAGGAAATGATTTAAGTAGTCCAGATAAAAAAGCTCTTGCTATGAGCATGATTAGTAAATTCTACGATAGCTTATTTTTAGCAGTTGACATTCCTGTTGTACCTCACATAATAGAAGGGTACATTCATTCTTATGTTAAAAGTTTTCTTATGATTTTGGTCAGTTCAACAATTGATAGTATGGTTAAAATCTTTAGAGAAGCGGGCGTTTTTAAACCAAAGTTAACAGTTCAAAACAATTATTTAGTCTGAAAGGACGAATCTTATGAATTATGCCGAAAGTTTTCAAGAATTTAGTAGTCGATTATCAACAACGGATTTAATGGTTTACGGCGGAGCCGCTTTAGTATTATTTGTATTGTTCAAGGATAAATTAACTCCATTAAAAGATCTAATAATTAATACTTACAATAGTGTTATGAATAAGGTAAAAAACGACACTGTAACATCTACACCTGTAACTACAGTTAAAACTAATGATAATGATTTTCTCAAACTAATTAGTAGTTGGAAAAATACTAGAGATTTAGCAGAAAAAATGGGATGTCCAAAAGCTGTTGAAGTTTTAGATGGCGCATTCCCATATCTCAGTCCTAATGTTTGTCATCAGGAGAACAAATGAATACTAAAAATACCACTAATATAATAGTTCTAGTTATTGGAGGACTATTACTAGCGTATGGATTACTTGGACCAGTTATTAAAAATAATCTATCCACCAACCCAGTAAATAATGTTCCATCAGTATTAGCTCCGTTGGATCCATCATTAAAAGATAATTGTGAAAAAGTAACTGAAATTCTAAAATCCGGAAGTTCTGATCGATCAGTAGATGGCGTTAAATTAAGTAGTTTATTCTCTGACTTGGCAAGACTAATAGAATTAGATGGTGAAAATGAAGTAATTAAAAATACTGATGAAATTAGAGAAGCTAATAAAATAGCTGGAGCTTTTTATAATTTGGATCTTAAAGGTAAATATCCTGATCTAACACAGGCAGCTACTTATGTTGTTGTACAGCATATCGGAGACGATAATGTAGCCCTAGATCCTGAACTTAGGAAAAAAGCCGTAGAAGCTTTTAATGGTTTAGCATGGGCTTTTTATGAGGGTAGTAAATAATGGCAAGACTATCTCCTGAACAATTACTAAAACTATACAAAGATGGATTTCAGGGATGTCTTTGGGAAGGTCATATATTCGAAAATCTTTTAGAAAATTCTAAGTATGGTTATTTTGGAGACGGAGCCAAAAAAATTGTTGGAACTGGTAAAGGTAAACTATCTACTCCATACAAAAGTGTTTTGAAGTTTGATAAGAATCCTTATAATGAGCGCCAGGTTACAGGGGACTGTGTAAGCCACTCTACTAGAAATGCTGTAGACGTATCTCGTGCTGTAGAAATAGATATAGATAAACATAAAGAAAGTTGGATAGCAAGAGGCGCAACAGAAGCAATATACGGAGCAAGAGGTCATGGTGGACAAGGAATGAGTTGTTCTAGAGCAGCACAATTTGTCAGCCAATATGGTGGTGTCTTAGTTAGAAAAAACTATCCCGGAGTTGTGGACCTTACCAAATATCAAGGCATGTTGGGTGCCGGATGGGGTGGTCGTAGTTTGCCAGACAAAGTTATAGACCTTGCAAATGATCATCAAGTTAAAACTGTTAGCTTAGTAAGAACGATAGAAGAAGCCAGAGACGCTCTGGCTAACGGTTATGGAATTAGTGTTTGTAGTAGTTATGGTTTTAGTAGTCGAAGAGATAGTAAGGGTTTTGCTAAACCGCAAGGCTCTTGGGCTCATGCTATGGCATGGATTGCTTGTGATGATACTGGTAGTGAACCAGCTTTTTTGGTTCAGAATAGTTGGGGAAAATGGAATGATGGCGGTCATCCATCATGGGGTCCGATTCCTGATGGATCATTTTTAATAAAAGCAGATGTTGCTGCTGGTATGTTAAAAGGCAACGCAGCATACGCTTTTAGCGACTTTGATGGATTTCCATTACAAAAATTACCAGACTATGGTTTTGATTATTTAAAATCTTAGGAATACACAATGAGTTTACCTAATTTAACTAAAGTTCCATCATTAGGGCTGAATCTACCGCCTCTTCCGCCTTATCAAAAATGGGCATATAATAGAGATACAAATAGTTTAGTTCTTATAGAATTTGTATACGAAAAGATTAATCAGGAATTGCAAACACAAAATATATTATCCAAAGAATCAGAAGACTCTATAAGCTTATTAACAACTACTTTACAACAATCTTCTTTATTAATAAATAGTCAATTACAAATTTTAGAAAACAGAATGAATGTTTTGGAAACGTTAGTAAATTCTATAGTTCCGCCAACAGTAACAACAACAGGCACTATCTAATATTTGATATTTAAGTTAGCAAATCTGTTTTGAATATCAACAAGATATATGGTGTATAACCATTATATCGTACTGGAGTTTATATATGAAATTTCTTGATAAATTAGCCTTAAATAGATTAATATCAATAATATTAAACTTTATTTTATCTATCATTAAGATAATTGCACCAAAAGATAATAATCCAGCACCTCCAGTGCCCAAACCTCCTTTAAAAAGACGACCATGGTTTCCTAGAGGTAAAAATGAATAAATTAATTTTGCCACTTTTATTTATCTCTTTATTTTTTACTTCTCATAGATATGACGGATCGTCCCGTGCTCCTGTTATAATATCCGGAGCTATTGTTAAAAATATGGGAAATGAACCAATTAAAAAATATAAAAGAAAAGAATGTCCTGTTTGCAAAGGAAGTGGACAATATTTAAGTGGAGATGGTATAAAAATGGTCGATTGCGGATACTGCATTCCTGATAAAAAATAAAGAATCTGAGGAGATAAGATAATGACTATTGATCCTAAGTTAGAAAATTTAGCACAAAAAATTCTTACTAAAGCAAATATAAAAAATGAAAACTATGGATTTGATCCTATTACTATTATTATAGTTATAGGAGTTATACTGAGTCTAATTCGCGTTATTCAGGAATGTCGTAGTAAACGTAGAAAAAATGATAAAATGAGTGAAGCTTTGGACTTAAGACATACTATAGTTAATTTAACTATTAAAGATAGTTGGTTAAATAATTATAGATTAAATAAAATATTAAAACAACATTTGAGTAAAAAACAATATCAGCAATACGGAGTTAGTTTAAGAAATGCCATCATGGAAGTTGGTAAGAATCTTGATGATACAGAATCTTTAACACTTCTGGAGGCAACCAATGTTTAGTCTTTTAGTATGGGTGATTTATGGTTTGTTTGTTGGCTCATTAGCCAAAGCTATTGTTCCGCTTAACCTACGTCTTGGATTTTTTCAAACAGTAGCATTAGGAGTAGCTGGGTCTTATATGGGCGGAGCTATTCTATATCTTCTTGGTACATATGATAGTCTCAGCCCATCCGGTATTTTTATGGGTGTTACCGGAGGCATACTTAGCCTAATGTTATATAATAAACTTATTAACAAATAATAAATGGAAAATGAATGTCAACTCCTCCAATTTATTCTATCTTAGGAAACTGTAATAGCGCTAATTATAGTAAGAACGGAAATGCTTCCTCGGATTGGAATAATGAAAATGGTAATGTTACCAGCGTTGGCAGCAATGGTAATGATAGTTTTTTTGGCACTTATGATCAAAACGGTAATGTTTATGAAATTATAGACTATCAACCATCGTCATTTTTTATTCAGTTATATGGAGGTAGTTATTCTTCTTTAACAGCAAATGATTCTATTGATAGTTCTTTAAGTTTAAGAAGAGACGATGTTGGATTTAGAGTATGCGCTAATAGTGGAACAACAACAGCGTTTGATTCTATTACAGTTTCTGGTACAGGCAATAATAACGATACTAATGGAATTGGTCAAGTAAATTACAATTATAAAATTGGTAAATTTACTATTACAAATACTCAATATGTAGAATTTTTAAACGCTGTTGCTAATAGTGGATCGCCCGCATTAATACAAACTAGTGTTTGGCCTTTTCAACGACTAATGCAGGATTCTAATCGTGGAGGAATAATAGTAAACGGCTTTAGCCCAAATATGTCTTATTCTGTAAAAACGAATTTTGCAGATAAACCAGTTAATTACGTTACTTGGTATAATGCGGCTAGATATATTAATTGGTTACATAACGGAAAACCAAATTCGTCTACTTTATCATTAAATTCTACAGAAAATGGTGTTTATTATCTTAATTTTGAAAATAATGTTACAACTATACCAACCATAATAAATAATAAAAATACATATTGGCTACCAGATAGAAATGAATGGTATAAAGCGGCCTACTATACATTAGATAAAAATGGCTCAGGTTCCGGATATTGGTTATATGCTACGCAATATGATACTGCTCCAGATTCAATTGTTTCTAATAGTAGTGGCGTTGCCAACAATACAGTAACAACACCGGACATTTGTATTAGCCCAACACCTACCCCCAGCGTTACTCCTACTTATTCTCCTACTCCTTCTTTAACGGCTAGTCCTACTCTTACTCCAACTAAAACAGCAACAAGCACCCCAACAGTCACATCTTCTGTAACAACCACTCCAACACTAACACCAACCAAAACGCCAACAGCCACCATAACTCAAACAAGAACACCTAATTTAACTGTTAGTCCAACAAAAACACCTACACGTACTCCAACAAGGACACCAAGTTTAACACCATCAACAACAGAAACACGTACTCCAACACCTACAGTTACCAGTTCTTCGACGGTAACCCCTACTCCGAGTAAGAGTCTTTGCTCTTCTATAACAGTTGGAGAACTAATTTATAATCCTATTTATACTAATGAAAATATTAGAATAATTTATAAAGGTTTTACATTTGAATCCTTTATTAACAATAGACAATTACTAGTCAATGGCGGTCAATTAGGAAATGCCGATATAAATATTGGACTACAAGAAATTCCTAATGCTAGTCAAACCCCAACTCCTACATTAACGCCAACCAATACTAGTACTCCAACCATCACACCAACAAATACTTCCACAACTACTAGTACTCCAACTGTTAGCCCAACACAAACAAACACAGCTTCTGTAACACCAACTAATTCTATTACTCCAACAGTTACAATTACTTCAACAGCGACACCGACACCTAGTATAACCGCAAGTCAAACTCCAACACCGTCTATAACGCCAACACTTACACCAACAACAACAGTTACAAATACAGTAACATCAACAGCAACTCCCACTGTAACTAGCTCAAACACAACAACTCCAACTAATACTCCAACTAACACAGCAACTCCTACAAACACACCAACATTTACTCCATCTTCAACAACAACTCCTACTGTTACTCCAACAGTGACAGTAACCCCAACACCACTAGCATTTGCTCCATTATCAAATAGTATAAATTATGCTAATTCCGGTAATTGGAATGGATCTGTTTCTGGTAATCTAACAACGGTAGGAACAAATGGAGGTCCAAGTTTTTATGGAACATATGATCAAAATGGAAATATTTCTGAAATAGCTTTAAGTGTTGTTAATAATACTGATTTAATTTTCAGTATCGGTGGTAATTTTGAAACTGCAACAGGAGATCTAAGATTATTAGAAAATATAAATGAAAATACTTTGGATAAAAATATAGGTTTTAGAATTGTTACCACAGGCAATCCTCTTAACTTGCCTTATTTCATAGATATTGTTGATAGTGGAAATAGTGCAGATACTAATGGGGTTGGATCTGTTAATTATAATTATAAGATAAGTCAATATACAATAACTAACTGTGATTATATACAATTCTTAAATGCTGTTTCTACACAGAGCGATACTAATGATACTTATAATGTTCAAATGTCTGGCGATCCATATGGTGGTATTATAAGAAGCACAGGATCAGCACCATATACTTATACTTTAAAAACTAATTTTGATAATAAACCAATTAATTTTCTTAATATAAAAAGCATGATGAGATATTGTAATTGGTTACATAATGGTAAACCAATAGGAATACAAGATTTCAGTACAACAGAAGAAGGTGCATATATATTAGATCCGATTGGTATAACTCCACAAGTAAGTTTAATTGCAAGCAATGGTGCAAAATATACACTACCAACATTAAACGAATGGTATAAAGCTGCTTATTATAATCCAAGAAAAAATGGATGGGGTAATGGCGGATATTGGACCTATGCTACACAAAGTGATAGTTTACCAGATAGAATTTGCTCTAGCGCTAGTGGAGATGGTAGATTAATTATCAGTAATGTTTGTTCAAACACAGAAGGTAATTCTTCTACTATCCTTTGTACGTTTACCCCTACTCCAAGCGTAACTCCTACCAATACCCCAACAACAACAATTACTAGAACCCCTACTAATACTCCTACTAATACTCCTAGTCTAACTCGAACAATAACTCCGACAACAACCCTATCTCTAACACCAACATCTACTTTAACTCCAACACAAACTATAACAAATACACCAACATCAACTATTGGCGGTACTCCAACAGTAACTCCTACATTAACATCAACTCCTACGAATACTCCTTCTGTAACTGTTAGTCCGACATCAAGTGCTACGCCAACAATCACACCAACTACTACTACAACTCCAACAACAACAATTATTGTAACTCCAACAACAACCCCAACGGTTACTCCTACAGAAACTCCAACCGTTACTCCAACAACAACCCCAACAGTTACTCCCACAACAACGATTACTCCAACTGTTACTATAACACAAACACCAACAACAACTCCAACCGTTACTCCAACAGAAACTCCAACCCTTACTCCTACAGAAACGCCAACTGTTACACCGACGCTCACCTCTACACCAACAGAAACACCAACACCAACAGTAACACCGACACCAACAGCTACAGAGGGTTTAACACCAACTCCTACCCCATCTGTAACAGAAACCCCAACAGTTACTCCAACAGAAACACCAACAACAACCCCAACAGTTACTCCAACAGAAACACCAACAACAACCCCAACAGTTACTCCAACAGAAACACCAACAACAACCCCAACAGTTACTCCAACAGAAACACCAACAACAACCCCAACAGTTACTCCCACAGAAACCCCAACCGTTACTCCGACAACAACCCCAACTGTTACTCCCACAACAACGATTACTCCAACTGTTACTATAACACAAACATCAACAACAACACCAACAACCACGCCAACAATTACACAAACCATTACTCCTTCTTCGACACCAATAGCCGGATGGATTCAAAGAGGTGTAGATATTGATGGCGAGGCAGCTAATGATTACAGTGGAAGTAGTGTTGCTATGAATAATGATGGTACCGTAGTAGCAATAGGAGCATATAGCAACGATGGAAATGGAACAGACAGTGGACATACTAGAATATATGCTTGGAACGGAACCTCTTGGATTCAAAGAGGAAATGATATTGATGGTGAAGCAGCTTTTGATACAAGTGGATACAGTGTTAGTCTCAATAATGATGGAGATATAGTAGCAATCGGAGCAAATGGAAATAATGGTAACGGGACCGATAGCGGAAGCGTAAGAGTATATGTTTGGAATGGTTCAGTATGGACTCAACGAGGAAGTGATATTGATGGAGAAGCAACCAATGATGCTAGTGGTATTAGCGTTTCTTTAAATAGCGACGGCACCGTACTAGCAATAGGAGCGTCTTTAAATGATGGTAATGGAACCGATAGCGGTCATGTACGAGTATATAATTGGAATGGTTCAGCATGGACACAACGAGGAAGCGATATTGATGGAGAAGCGGCAAGTGATTATAGTGGACAAAGCGTTAGCTTAAATGATAATGGAGATATATTAGCTATTGGAGCATATGGTAATGATAGTAATGGAAATAATAGCGGTCATGTACGAGTATATTCTTGGAATGGCTCAGTATGGACTCAAAGAGGAAACGATATTGATGGTGAATCAGCTAACGATGCTAGTGGTTTTAATATTAGTATTAATAGTGATGGTACTATACTAGCGATAGGAGCAGGTGGAAATAGCGATAATGGAACAGCTAGCGGCCATACCAGAGTGTATGTTTGGAATGGTACTTCTTGGGTTCAAAGAGGAAGCGATATTGATGGAGTAGCAGCAAATGATAATAGTGGTCTTAGTGTATCATTAAATAATGATGGTAGCATATTAGCTATTGGATCGCCATATAATGACACAAACGGTACCAATAGTGGACATGTACGAGTATATTCTTGGAATGGTAGTTCTTGGACGCAAGTTGGCGATAATATTAATGGAGAAACATCTTTAAATTATAGTGGAATTAGTGTTCATCTTAATGGAGATGGTACAATATTAACTATCGGAGCCTCTGGTAATAGTGATAATGGAGCTAGTAGTGGTAGTGTACGAGTATATAGATTAATTGGTATCTCTTTTACGCCCACGCCAACAAAAACCTTAACACCCACACCAACTAAAACACCAACAACAACACCAACAGTAACTCCTTCAAAAACAGCATATTATTCAGGCCAACAATATAATTTTATTCCATAAAGATAACATAATATGAATATTAATAAATCTATTATAGAATGTTGTCCATTTATACCAACAGCACAGCCTACTCCTAGTCCGACCTTAACACCAAGCGCCACTATTACTCCAACAGTAACACCTACTCCTACGGAAACACCACCGGTAACACCCACTAATACAATAACTCCAAGTGCCACAGTCACAATACCTCCGACTCCTACTAATACTCCGACTCCATCATTCACTCCGGCCGAAACACCCTCTCCCACAGTAACTCCGACTCCATCTCCAACAATACCATTAGGAATCGCTCCTAATGACTACATTCTAATATTTATTGATGAATCTAATAATTGGCAATGTAAACAAGGATCAAATGATCCTGGATGCTCCAATCCAGGAGGTTACGTTGATTGGGCCGGACCTCCATCAACAATAGGATGGGCAGGCTATAATCTATATTCCACATGCACATCATGGGACTCGTGTTCATTAAACCCAACAGAATATAAAGAAAGAGATGGAACAGCATACAGAACCACCGATTTTGCTCAAGGGGGAGTATCTGGCAGTTGGGAAAAAGATATTGCTGCAATTAATACAATATCTTCATCTATCGATTTTAATAAAATTGTTGTATTCCATTCAATATGCAGAAGACTTGTAACGTTTTCTGGTGGTGGTATGAATTTAACTATTGAAAGTTGCTTGCCGGAGCCGTTGTTTCCTGTTGCTCCACAAGGATCATATACTCCTAGTTTATGTCCGATTAGACCGCGTAATTTTATATGGTCCCCTAGAACAATAAATACTGGAACCCGTGGATGCCAAGACGCTTTCAATAATCAATTTCTTACTAAAACATGGATAGAAACACATTCTATAAATGATAGAAATAGATGGGAAACTTTACCTCCAAATGGAGCTCGTATTTTTATATTTATAGACGACTCAGGTAGCTTAGGTCAGTATGGAAATAATGTAGAAGAACCTATTGATGAGCTAATAGCTGCTTATCCACAATATAATTTTATTAAGCTTAAATGTGATAATGAAAGATTTTTAAGATGGATATATAATGTTACGGTAAAGAATACTGATATTTGTATAAGATCAGGTGGTAATCCTCCAGTTTCTCCTCCACCACCGCCTCCGCCACCTCCACCACCGCCGCCTCCGCCACCCGTACAACCACCTATTCCTACTCCACCAGCACAAACTTTTGTAAATAGAATGTGGGCAAATGTTTCTATGACATCAGACGGATCAATAATAGTAGCATCTGTTCAGAATACTACTTCCACTAATACTGACAGTGTTTTTACGAGTTTAGATTATGGAAATAATTGGACACTAAATCGTAGTGGAATAGATGTTAGAGCAATATTAATATACGATAGAGATAAAAGAATATTTGCTGCCCCAGACGATGGTGTAATAGTTAAAAGCGAACAACCGCCTACTTTTGGTAGTTGGGCAGGTTTATTCGTTATGACAAGATCATACGATAATGTTTCATTAGGATCATCTAGGCCATGGCGAGCAATATCGTGTTCTACTGATGGACTAAAATTATGTGCTGGAGATGCTCAGAGTGGATTCTTTGTAAGCAATGACGGAGGTGCCTCTTGGAAAGCTCCAGATGGTAATAATTTTGTACCAAGACAATTTAGTGATTTATCTTGTTCTAGTGATGGAAGCATAGTAGCAGCATCAGCATCAAGCTCTACAACATCAGCTGCTGGTGGCGTTTTTGTTAGCAATAACGGCGGATGGGCCACTGATCGTGGTATAGTTCTATCTCCTTGGAGCGCAAGAGAAAGTTGGAGTCTTAAATTAAGAGATGACGATGTGAGAATTATTAGGGGGCCAAATATTGTACGTCGTTTTGAGAGCACAGCAGTATCTAGTAATGGTACTAATATGGTTGCAGTAAGCAATATTGGTTCCGTATTTACAAGCAATGATACTGGAAACACTTGGACATTCAGATATAATAATTTCCAAAAATGGGAAAAAGTAGCTATATCTCACGACGGCACCAAAATGGTAGCAGTCGCATCTCAAAGGTTCGCGAGCGGAGCAGTTACTTCAGCAAATTCTGAGTATATTTATACAAGTCATGATGGTGGTATTAATTGGGTTCAAAGAGGTCCACAAAAACAATGGAGAAGTATTGCTATGTCAGCCGACGGTTCTATTATGGTAGCAGTTGCTGGCCCAGGAACATCAATTAATAATACTTTCGCATACGATGGTATTTATAGAAGCACAGATAGCGGAGTTACTTGGACAAGAGTATTCTAGGACAATATGAAAGACTCTTTGGCAATAATATTGCATCTATATCATATTGATTTATGGCAAGAATTTAAAGAATTATTAATTCCATTTAGAAATGAATTTAAATTATATCTATGTTTGTGCGAAGATAATGGTGAACAAACAGAAATAATAAAATCAGCTAAAAACTTATTTGATACAGATATATCATTCCATAAAAATTATGGAGCTGATATAGCATCTTTTTTAAGAACTCTAGAAAATATAAAAGAATCATATTTCATTAAGATACACACTAAAAAAAGTTTACTTGGACAGTATAATCAAATTAAATGGCGACATATTCTTTTACATGATTTTTTTAGTAATACAAATATTTTTGAATCTAATTATAAACAAATATTAACTAATCCTGATTGTGGGATGATAGGTAATAAATATTTATTATCTACAGATAGCGAAAATTATCATTCTCACAAGATAAAAGAGCTATGTAATATATTAAAAATAAACTACGATAATATTACTAATTATTCTTTTTTTGGCGGCAATATGTTTATGAGTAAAACACATTTATTCAAAAAACATTTTTTGCCGTATCAAGATATCTTACAATACTTATTATCTAAAGAACTTAATAAAGTAATAGAAAAACACACCGGAACATATTCACATTCTCTAGAAAGACTGTTTGGTTATATTGTGTCTCTAAATAATTTAAATTTTTACTATGTTAAACATGCTACAATAATTATTCCCAATAACAAAGCACCAAATGGAAAATTTAATCTAATAAAATTATACAACAATGATTGTTATCTACAAGAAGATTTAAATGTATATGGACAAATTATCGATTTTGATGAAAATGAATTTTCAATAGAGTGGTATCATATGGAACCAAAACCAATTCAAAAATATACCCTCATAAACAAAAACACAGCTGTTCAAAAAAATCTTGACACGCCACGAGAAAAGGATATAATACATGAATGACACAATCAAAAACAAGACCGTCGTGGACCGATTATTTTCTTGGATTAGCCAAAGTGGTTTCCCAAAGAAGCCACGATGTTCATACACAGCATGGATGTATTATAACTGATAAGCAAAACCGCATTCTTGGCGTTGGATATAATGGATTTCCTAAAGGACTGGACGATAGTGAATTACCATTAACAAGACCAGAAAAATATCATTGGATGGTACACAGCGAAAGAAATGCTCTGGCTAATTGCGTTGTTAGACCAGACGGCGGCACAGCCTATGTTACTGGTCAATGTTGTAATGATTGTATTATAGCTCTATACCAAGAGGGTATAGATACAGTTTATATGATAGATAATCATGGAACAGTTTTATTCGACGATGATGCAAAAAATAGATTTGACATTTTTATTAGAATGAGTGGTATGAAAATTTTCTATATAGATCCAAATCTTGAGTGGCTGAGACAACTAAATGGTGTAATATGATGGTTACCCTATTTTATATTTTATCTACCATATATTTCATACAACTATATCTAATAGAAAACTTTAATCCTATCGGTAAAGAATTTACAATCTTAACCATATTAGGTTTAGCTGCTATTTTAGTAAAAAAAGAAAGAAAACCATTATGATATTCGACGAACAAATTTCCAGAAAACCCGACAATTATCCTTGGACCCAAGATTTTATAGAGGCTATGCATAATGGATTTTGGACTCATCGCGAATTTAATTTTAGTAGCGATATTCAAGATTTTAGAGTTAATTTAACAGAACAACAAAAACAAATTATTATCAGAGCATTATCAACTATTGGTCAATTAGAAATTAGCGTAAAAAAGTTTTGGGCCAAACTTGGCGATAATCTACCACATCCTTCTCTTAATGATTTGGGCTATACAATGGCTCATGTGGAAGTTATTCACGGCGATGCGTACGAAAGGCTTCTAGAAGTTCTAGGTATAGATGATAATTTTGAAAAAATCCTAGAATTAGATATTATTAAAGGCAGAGTCAATTATCTCCGCAAACATTTACATAAATTTCATCAAGACAATAAAAAACAATTTATTTACTCTCTTATTCTATTTACTTTGTTTGTTGAGAATATAGCATTATTTTCTCAATTTTATACTATTAGTTATTTTGGTAGATTCTTGAATTTACTTAAAGACACAAATAAACAAGTTGAATATACTAGTAGAGAAGAGAATTTACATGCTATGATAGGTATAAAGATAATAAACACTATCAAGCAAGAATATCCAGAGCTATTTGATAAAGAATTAGAAGATAAGATTATTCATGAATCTAAGGAAGCAGTCAGATATGAATGCGAAATAATTGATTGGATTGTTAATGGTTACGGAGAAGAAAATCTAAATTCTGATCTTCTTAAAGAGTTTATTAAAAACAGACTAAATGAATCATTAGATCAAATAGGATACGAACCGGTATTTGATATTGATCAAAAATTGTTATCAAAAACATTGTGGTTTGACGAACAGATTCTTGGTAACAATATGACCGATTTCTTTCATTCTCGCCCCGTAGAATACTCTAAGAAAGCCCTATCGTTCGATATAGAGGCTTTGTTTTAATCATTATTAATGGTTTTATAGGACTTTAAATGACAACGCAACCGTACTATTGGCTTAATTCACATAGTCGTTTATTCTTAGAAAGAGGATATCTTGAACAAGGTGTTTCTCCAGAAGATAGAATAAAAAATATATCCCAAAATGCTGAGAGATTATTAGACATCTCAGGCTTTGCGGAAAAATTCGAACATTATATGAGTTTAGGATATTACTCATTGTCCACGCCTGTTTGGACCAATTATGGTAATTCCAGAGGACTACCGGTTAGTTGCTTTAATTCCCATATTAGTGATAGAATGGATAGTATCCTATATAAAGTTGCGGAAGTTGGTATGATGAGCAAATTAGGAGGCGGCACCAGTGGTTACTTTGGTGAATTAAGATCACGCGGGGCGAGTATTAGTGTTGGTGGAGAAAGTAGCGGCCCAGTTCACTTCATGGAGTTGTTTGATAAAGTAGCAGATGTGATTAGTCAAGGATCAGCACGAAGAGGAAGTTTTGCAGCGTATTTGCCAGTAGAGCATCCTGATATAGAAGAGTTTTTACAAATTCGTAATGAAGGCCATCCTATTCAAAATATGAGTATTGGCGTTACCATCACTGATGAATGGATGAATAGTATGGTCGAAGGAGACAAACATAAAAGAAAAATTTGGGCCAAAATTATTCAAAAACGATTTGAGAGTGGATACCCATACATATTCTTTTATGATACTGTAAATAATAATGCTCCACAAGCTTATAAAGACAAGAATATAAAAATAAATAGTAGTAATCTATGTTCAGAAATTAGTTTAGCATCAGACGAAAATAATAGTTTTGTTTGTGTTCTAAGCTCGCTTAATCTGCTTCATTGGGATGAAATTATACAAACAGACGCAATCGAAACTCTTATTTACTTTTTAGATAGTGTTAACCAAGAGTTTATAAATAAAACAGAAAATATTCGTTTCATGAAGAGCGCTAGAAACTTTGCCTTAAATCATAGAGCATTAGGTATGGGAGTATTAGGATGGCATTCGTATCTTCAAAGCAAAATGATAAGCTTTGAAAGTATGCAAGCTAAACTAATTAATGCTAATATGTGGCAAACCATTAGAGAACGATCAGACAAGGCATCAAGAGAATTAGCAGAAAAATTCGGAGAGGCTCCTATTCTCGAAGGATATGGTTGTAGAAACGTCACAACATTAGCTATCGCTCCTACAACTAGTAGTAGTTTTATATTAGGACAAGTTAGTCCTAGTATAGAACCATTGAATAGTAATTATTTTGTGAAGAATTTAGCAAAAGGGAAGTTCACATATAAAAATCCTCATCTAAAAGAAACTCTCAAAAAATATAATAAAAACGATGAGACAGTTTGGAAGAGTATACTAGTCAAAGGAGGCTCTGTTCAACATCTAAAATTCTTATCAGATAATGAAAAAGAAGTATTTAAAACATTTGGTGAAATTAGTCAGAAAGAGATTATTATTCAAGCATCTCAAAGACAAAAATATATAGATCAATCTCAATCTTTAAATCTAATGATTGGGCCAGACATACCACCAAAACAAGTAAGCGATCTTCTTATAGAAGGATGGAAATTAGGAATCAAAACTTTTTATTATCAACGAAGTGCTAATCCAGCACAAGAACTAGCGCGTAATATTTTAGCTTGTACAAACTGTGAATCTTAATATAAAGGATATTAAATATGGGTAATGTGTTTGAAGACCAAACCAAGTTTATGGTAGCCTGTGATCAAACAGTATGCGAGTGGAATCAATCTCAATTTGATATGTATTACACCCTTATACAAGAAGAAGTTTCGGAGCTTAAAGAGGCCATAAACAACACAGATAGAGTAGAAATATTAGATGCTTTAATAGATATTATTGTGGTTACAGCAGGAGCTATAAATAGCACTGGTAGTAATGCTCAAGGAGCATGGGACGAAGTAATGAAAACTAATTTTGCTAAAGTAGATCCTATTACAGGAAAAGTAAAAAAGAGAGAAGATGGCAAAGTATTAAAACCAGAAGGATGGAAAGCGCCTAATCTTAAGTCGTTTGTAATATAATATATGGTGTATATTAATATGTCATTATTAATATAACTTATTATAAAGGGCATAACTTGAGAAAGAAAAAAAATGGTAGCACTAGAAAAGAAAAAATTATTGATCTCACAAATTCGCCCCTTAATCAAGATAATACAAGACTATCATCTAGGAATAGATTAAAACCAAGAACAGAAAATCAAAAAGAATATATACGATCTATTATAGAAAACACTATTACTTTTTGTCAAGGCAGTGCTGGTAGTGGTAAAACTCACTGTGCTGTTGGTTTGGCATTGGAGCATTTATTAGAAGATAAAATTAAAAAAATCATTATAACAAGACCTGTTGTTGAAGCAGGAGAAAAAATAGGTTATCTTCCAGGTAAATATGAAGAAAAATTATTTCCTTATCTATTACCTATAGAAGATGAGATAAATTATTTTATTGGTCCAGCATTGAACGCAACCCTTAAATTAAATAATAAGATAGAAATTGTGCCTTTAGGATTTATGAGAGGAAGAAATTTTCATGATTGTTTCATAGTAGCAGACGAATGCCAAAATGCTTCCTATGAACAATTAAAAATGCTATTGACAAGAATTGGTCAAAACAGTAAAATGGTATTAACTGGAGATGTTTCGCAATCAGATCTTGCTAGACATTTACAGGGTGGTTTTTATGAAATGATAAAAAATCTATCAGATGTAGACGGTATAGGTATTTCTACACTAACCGATAATGATATTATTCGTAATCCTATAATAGCAAAAATTTTAGCAAAATTAGACAATTATGAACAAGGCAGAAAATAGTAAGTGCTTATTATTGAATGCTGACTATTCACCTTTAAGAATTATTAGTTGGCAAAAAGCTATTGTATGGTCTATTAAATATGAAAATAGTCCAACATTTAAAATAGAAATACTCGAATATTATAAAGATAAATTTATTCAGGGTACTAATAATAAACAATTTAAAGTACCATTGGTTGCTAAAACCGTAAGATTTTTTAATATCTACAATAGATCACTAAAGTTTTCTAGACAAAATCTATTTATTAGAGATAATCATACTTGTCAATATTGTGGTTTAAGATTTAATCATAATGAATTGACTTATGATCATGTTATTCCAAAAAGCCAATTCTATCCAGATAAAAAAGATGCTACAAATTGGCTAAATATAACAACCGCTTGTGTCAAATGCAATAGAAAAAAATCTAATAAAACTCCGGAACAAGCAAACATGAAATTACTAAATATCCCCAAAAAACCATTTTATGAGCCAAGATACTTGCCTTTAGCGAAGGAGTTACATACTATATATGGTAGTAGCTCAGATCAAAAAGAATGGATAAAATATATAGATGGCTATTTTTAATACAAAACAACTAGATAATAGTAATGATAAATTTTATTGTTTGTCTGGATCCGAAGATTATGTAGATCAGGATGGATATCCAAGACTATATGATGAGCATATGAACGATGCTGTAGCAAAAGTTGTCTTTACTAAAAGACCAAAACATTTTGAAGACAGTAATAAATCATATGGTCGTTATTATATCAAACTAGATCCCAACTCTAAGATATTTAATCCGAAAAAGATTCTATCTCCCATAGAAGAAAAAAATTCTTTATCTTTTATCAATTTAGTATGTAAAACAGAATGGATATTTAGAGAGGTTACGCCGCAAGTATTTCAAAAATACATAACTTTTTTAAAGACAAAAAACATATCCTGGTTAAAAGATGCTCAAAGAGATTTGAAATAATGCCAACGTATACTTATTGTTGTAATCAGTGCAATAAAAAATTTGAGCTATTTTTTTATATCAAAGACTATAATCCGACACCAGTTTGTCTTTTTTGCTACGCTAAAGATACTGCAAGAAGCTATCATGATGATATAGGTTCCATACAAGGATCAGTTATAAAACATGATAGCGAATTAAAAACTGTTGGCGATCTAGCAAATAGAAATAGAGATAAGATGAGCAATGATCAAAAGCAAGAGCTATATAATAAGCACAATGCCTATAAAGATCAATCGGTTAAACCATTACCAAAAGGAATGAGCAGAATACCGAAAGGAATTAAACCTAAATGGACATAATAGTATATGGAACAAGATAATATTAAAAGTATTTTACCAGAATGGTCGCCTGAAAATGAGACCTTCATTAAGAGTCAGGTAGAACAACTCAATAAAGATCATAATATCGATCTATCTGATTATGACTATATCTTCAAAGACATGTATGAAATTAAGAAACAAACTGATGCAAAACACGAGATATTTATTAGTATAACAGCAAATATTTTGGAACATGATCCGAAGTCATCATTGCCACAATCAAAAGCTATATGTAATAATAATTACTATATTCCTGTGCCTTCTGGCAATAGTCATGATGATTATTTGAAATTATTTTTTGACTATATAGAAAATTGTATGGGTCTTGCTGCCAATAACGCTCAATCTAAGGAAAATAAAGATGGATAAGAATTTTATATTTAGTCCCAGTGCTCATACGTCTAATAATTCTCAATCCAATAAATATTTTTATTGTCATGCTAATCATGCAGAATTCGTGGATAATGAAGGAAATGGTAGAACGCATGAAGAAAATACCAAAACGCTTGCCAAGATTATAGAAAAAAATAATCATATGTCTTATCATATTAAAGTATCTAATAATAATCAGTTATTCAATCCTCTATCAAAGTTTGATACTGAAAAAAGCTATAGTTTTTTGGATAATGTTGTTAGACCAACAGACAAGTTTATTTCTGTTAATAGTCTTGTATTCTCATATTACTTAAAATTTTTATCAACAGGCAACAACGCTTGGCTCAATAGAGCAGAAAGGGAAAGATTATAATGAGTAAATTATCAAAAAGTAGTATCTATGCTATTAAATATTTATTTAGTCAAGGATTGAATGCTGAACAGATATCATCGGAGATCAACCTGTCTGTCGATAATATTCAAAGTATTATAGAATCAGAAAATTTAATTAAACAACCTCCAACAGCTAAAGACCTTATGATAAACCAAACAGCTGTTAAAAGAACAAATAGTGTCGCTATTATGACCAAGGAAGCTTCTATGATGAATGATCATGATAGAATCAAATTTGCATCTCAAAAAAGTTCCACAGAGCACATATTTAGACCATTTAGTAAATGAAATTCATATCTCGTTATTCTAATAATAAAGAAGTGTCTGCCGCTCAATATATCGTAGAACTAATCTGTGAAAAAAAAGCAAAATTTGACAAAAAGGATTTACATTATAGATTTTGGGTTAACAAGGAATGGTCTGCATACTATAGAAATCAAATAGCAACAGCAAACAAATTGGTAAAAAAGTATAATCCTTTGGCTATAGTCAAGGCTTTACAAGATGATAAAACAGCAAATACATATTCGTTGCGAGCGCCTTTTCTTATTCCTATAATAGAACACTACGAGAAACTTATAGATTCACAGAATAAAGATTTTTCCAAAACTATAGATAGATCTTTGAATAAAAAACACAAAACAAACATTAGTAAAACCAAAAATATACTTTCAATTTTAGAGGACATAGACAATGAGTCTTAAAGAAGATATAATAAAAAATTTTGGAGATGATATTATACTATCCGGTAACTCGCTAGTAGAAAAAAAGATACTGACTATCCCAATTAGTCCAGCCCTAGATATAGTTCTAGGTGGCGGTATACCGGAAGGTAGTTTCGTAATATTTACTGGACAACCAAAATGTGGAAAAACGTTATCTTCGTTGGATTTTGCTACCACAGCACAAAAACCAGAATATCAAGGAGATCTAAAGAGTCCTAGAGAAGTGTACTATCTAAACATCGAAGGTAGATTAAAACAAAGAGATCTATTAGGTATCAAAGGATTGGACTTAACTCGATTTCATATCATAGGATCTCAACAAGGAAAAATTTTACACGCTGAAGAATATTTACAAATAGCTGAGAGAATCATCAATGAGATTCCCGGGTCGATAGTTATCATAGATTCCTATTCTGCATTATGTACAGAAGCAGAAATTACTAGCGATATGGATAAAATGCAAAGAGCAGACGGAGCAAAACTATTAGCTAAATTCTGTAGAAAAGTTTCTAACGTTATTCCTGTTAATAAAAATATCGTAATTGGTATTACTCATTTAATGGGCAACCCAACAGGATATGGAGCGGAATTTAAGGAGAAAAGCGGACAAGGTATCGCCTATCAAACCGATATTAAATTACGAGCAAAAAGTTCTAAACCATGGTCTTTAGGAGCAGATGATACACAGATAGGTCAAGAGGTTGAGTGGCAAGTTATTTGTTCTGCTCTTGGGCCTCCAGGTGGAGTAGCAAAAAGCTTTATCCGATATAACGAAGGCATAGATAAACTCACGGAGCTTGTTAATTTGGCCTCAGACGTCGGAGTTATAAATAAAGGCGGGGCATGGTATACAGTTAAAACAGCCAAAGAAAACCATAAATTTCAGGGAGCAGAAAAAGTACGACTATTTCTAATGGAAAATCCGGATATTGCTAAAGAAGTTGAAAGTTCTATTAAAAGTATATTAGGTATCACAAAGTGATGGATGTTGTGAATTTAGATGGCGATATAGTATCTTGGCACTTGACTGGACACATCGCCAAAGGTAGAATAGCACATAAGTCGTCGTATCATCTACTTGCCAGGGGTCTATTGATAGACTTATTTCCTACACTACAAATTCTTGAAGAAGTATCAATACCCTTAAAAAGAAATGAAACCTTATATTTGGATTTTTATATACCGTTATCAAAATTATGTATCGAAGTTCATGGTGAACAACACTATAAATTTATACCATTCTATCACGGAAATATAATGAGTTTTTTGAAAGCTCAAAAAAAAGATAGAGAAAAAAAGGAATGGTGCGACAATAATAATATTCGTTATATAGAATTGCCTTATAATGAAAATCAAGAGCAATGGATAAATAGAATAAATCATGAACAATAAAACATCAAAAGAAGAATTACAATATTGGGATAAGATATTAGATGAGTATGAAACATCTATTGGATTATCGGAATATTCTGCATCCGTAATATCTTCACAAGAGATCAATACCTATACATCAATGAGTAGAGATGAAATAGAGAAGCTTAATCCTGAAGATTGTGCTCAAATATCTTATAGACTATCTCAATTTGCTTTTTATTTACAGCGTAGTTTAAATAGAGAACTTGCTAGATATAATTGGGCAGAAGAAAGTATCAAAGAAGTGATTGCTGACGAAATAAATAACTATAAAGGATATGGATATATAGAGAAATCTATACAAGCTATAAAACATAACGAAAAAGCCACAGGACTTAATAGTATTAGAAAATACGCAAAACAACGTAGTGATAGATTACAATACTTAGCCAATAGTATAAAAAATCTATCTGATATTATGTTATCTATTCAAAAGAGTAAAACTAAACATGGATCCTAAAGACTTATTAAATAATCCTGATCAGATAAAAAATCTAATTTCTTTATTACAAGCTATGCTGCCTAACGAAGAAAAACAAGAACAAAAACCAACTAAAGCAAAATCAAAAAGTAAAAAAGAGACGGAAGCTTCAACAGAAGAGCCTTCTTTCAATAGTAAAATTAAAACGAAGAATAAAAGGACATCGCAAGTGTCCTCTGTTAATAAATTTGAAAAAATGATGGAATTCAATATGCATAAAGATGATAAGCTAATAGATGAAAAATTAGCAAAACATCCGCCGGTTGCACGAACAAGAGAATACGAACCAATATCTGTGAAGTGCAGAGTTTGTGGAAAAACAGAGAATATAAATCCAGCTCTTGTGCATGACAGTCCTTCGCGCTATAAATGTAATAACTGTTCGACAAACGCTGGGTGAGATGAAATGATACTTTGTGATCCTGCCGCAGAGAGAGCGGTATTGTCTGGTATATGTAAATATGGTGAAAATGCATATTTAGATATTGCCGATATTGTACAGCCATCGACATTTACTGTTGATAGTAATGCTATGATTTTTCAGGTTATAAAAGAAATCTGTGAGAAAGATCATAGTCCATCTATAGATATAGCATCGATATTATCAACTTCCCAATCATTAAATTTTAGTCATATTCTATCTCAAAAGAATGAGACACAACATTTAAAAGCTATTATTGATTTTCCTGTTAATCTTGAAAACGTGAGAAAGTTTGCTGCAAAAATACGCAAACTACAAATCGCTAGACTTTTAAGGGAACAACTGGAAAATGCTAAAGAAAAATTACTAGATATTAGTGGCAATGAGCCAATATCATCTATTATAGGACTAGCAGAAGATAGTATATTTAACTTTTCAACTCTATTAAATGATACAGATAATAATCCTGTTTGTGTTGCTAATATAGTCGATGATTATATCAATAATATTAAAGAAAATCCAATCGATCAAGTCGGTATATCGACAGGGTTTCACGTTTATGATAACGCTATAGGGGGTGGTTTACGAAAAGGATCCGTTAGTATCATAGCAGCAAGACCAAAAACCGGTAAAACGCTTCTGGCAGATAATATAGGGTTACACATAGCTAAGAATGTAAAAATTCCTGTATTGAATATGGATACAGAAATGAGTACTGATGATCATTTAAATAGATTATTGGCTATGATGACAGAAATAGAAATTAATGATATAGAAACTGGGAAAGCTTTTGAATCACCGGATAAGAATACCAGATTAGTTGGTGCTCAACAAGAATTAAAAAACGCTAAACTTTACTATAAATCAATAGCTGGTAAACCATTTGAAGAGCAATTGGCTATAATGAGACGATGGTTAGTAAAGGAGGTTGGATTGCATCCAGACGGCACAGCAAAAGATTGTGTTATAGTTTACGATTATCTAAAACTTATGGATAGTCAAGGAATTAGTCAAGATCTTAAAGAATACCAAGTTCTAGGCTTTATGATGACTAGTTTGCATAATTTTGCTGTCAGATATAAAGTTCCGATTCTTGGATTTATTCAATTAAATAGAGATGGAATAACAAAAGAAACAACAGATACTGCTAGCGGATCAGATAGAATTATATGGCTATGTAGTAATTTTACAATCTTCAAAAGAAAAAGCGATGAAGAAATTGCAGAAGATGGCCCAAATAATGGTAATAGAAAACTTGTTCCTATTATTAGTAGACATGGTGGTGGTTTAGATGATAATGATTATATTAATTGTCATATGAAGGGCTGGTGCGCAAAAATTGAAGAAGGTAAGACTAGATTGGAATTAGTAAATAATAATACTAACACAGATAAAGGATTTATTGTTAATGACGAGAACAATGATGACGATCAAGAAATCCCGTTCATATAATCAGCAACAACTAAAAGTATTGTCCGATTATTTATGCGAAGATATAGATAATCTATTAGATAGTCTAAATATCACAGACTATAAAATATTTGATCGTATGATTGCCATGAGATGTCCTATACACGGAGGAGATAACAACTCTGCGTGTAACTTATATTATAAAGGGGACTCATACAGGGGAAACTGGAAGTGTCGTACTCATCAATGCGAAGAAACATTCAAAGGATCTATCATTGGTTTTATTAGAGGCTGTTTGTCTAAACAAAATGGATGGACAGGACCAGGAGATTCGACAGTATCTTTTAATGATGCTGTTGAATATGCAATAAAGTTTAGTAAGAAAAATCCTGATAATATTAAAGTCAATAAAAAAGAGGTTGAAAAAAATAATTTTGTTAATGTTATCAATCATATACAGTCTGATATAAGACTAAAAGATGAATCACCAAAGGTGTCAAGAGCCACTATTATTAAAAATCTAGATATTCCATCACAATACTTTTTGGATAGAGGATTTTCAAGAGATATATTAATCAAATATGATGTTGGAGAATGCACCAGTCGTGAAAAAGAAATGTTCCAAAGGGCAGTTGTTCCTGTTTATGACGATTCTCACTCACATATGGTAGGATGTTCTGGAAGAAGTCTGTTCGACTCCTGCGAAAAATGTAAGGGCTATCATAGTTTAGACGCATTATGTCCAAAAGATGACTATTTATGGCAATACTCTAAATGGAAGCATAATAAGGGATTTAAGACTCAAGAATATCTATATAATTTATGGTATGCGAAAGACTATATACAACAAAGTAAAAGTATAATTCTTGTAGAAAGTCCCGGCAATGTATGGAGACTTGAAGAGGCAGGAATACATAATAGCGTAGCCCTATTCGGATCTGTGCTACAAGACAAACAAAAACTATTATTGGATATATCCGGGGCTATGAGTATATATATGTTAATGGATAATGATGAAGCTGGCAAAAAAGCATCAGAAAAAATTTATGATAAATGTTCGAAAACATATAATGTCTATAAAATAGATATTGATCATCCTGATGTTGCCGAGATGACCGTCTCAGAAGTAAAAGAAATTATTTCACCACAAATACGAGATAAGTACTAATGAATACCAAAATTATAGCATTTTCTGGACGTAAACAGTCTGGCAAAACTATTTGTTCAGAATTTTTAAAAGGATTATTATTATCTAATGGATATTCTGATGTTGAAATATATAACTTTGCAGACCCATTGAAAGAAGACATATGCATGAACATGTTTGGATTATCATATGCTCAGTGTTATGGCGAAGATCATAATAAGAATGAACTAGTTGATGCCTATTGGGAAGATAAGCAACTAACAGCACGAGATTTAATGCAATTAATAGGCACGGACTTATTTAGAAAATTAAATAATAATATTTGGGTAAATGCTCTTATCAATAAAATTAAAAAGAGTAAACTTCAAGTTGTTATAGTTTCTGATTGTAGATTTCCTAATGAAATAGAAGCTATAAAAAATAATGGAGGAATAGTATTTCGACTAAATAGAAATCCACACAAATCAGAACATATTAGCGAATCAATATTGGATGCTTGCAGATATGATTGGAATAATTTTAATGCTATCATTAATAATGAACATATGACAGTTAGAGAGCAATATGATAAACTTAAAAAACTTATGTTACATTTTAATGTACTACCACAATAATAGGATATCATGATTATAACTTATTTCCGTAGTTCGTCTTATAATGCCCATTCTATGTGCGAACAACAATATTTTTTTGAATATGTACTAGGATGGAGGGGCCCAAGTGGACAAAAGGCGGATAAAGGAACAATAGTCCATAAAGTTTTAGAAATTCTTGCCATGATCAAACAAGGTCAGCAAGATAAATTATCTCATATAAATGATGACGAATTCTTAGGTCTTATAGATATAAATGACTATAGTCTTAATACCATAATAGAAAAAGTATACAAGCATTATAGTACCGCTAATAGTCATCATACTTGGACTCTAAAAGATTATAAGGACTGCTATAATTGGGTTTACAAGGCTATAGAATTTAATGGCGGTATGTTTGATCCTAGAAATCGCACCATTCTTAGACCAGAACAACACTTTGATTTGGTAATAGAAAAACCATGGGCTAAATACGAGTATAATATTAATAATCAAAAACTAGATGGATATTTGGGCTTAAAAGGCACTATAGATCTTATAACTTTGGCTAATGATAATACTATTGAGGTCATAGATTGGAAAGGATTGCCATTAGATACAAAATTACCTACTCTTGACGGATGGACAACAATTGCAGATATAAATGTGGGATGTAATGTCTTTGATCAATACGGTAATATATGTCGCGTTGTTGGAAAATCAAAAGTCAAAACAAAAAAATGTTTCAGAGTAACTTTTGATGACAAAACATCGGTAATTTGTGACGATGAGCATTTATGGAAATTATCTAATGGTGAAACGGTATCTATACAGGATCTAGTTATTGGCGATACTATTAATGTGACAAAACCATTAAAATGTAATGAACAATCCCTACCAATAGATCCTTATCTATTAGGAGTCTGGTTAGGAGACGGAAGAAATAGAGGCTGCGAGATTAGTGGCAATGATACTGAAATTTTTGAAGAAATACAAGCAAGAGGTTATGAGCTAGGAAAAATTCAAAATGATAAAAGATCAAAAAATAAGACAGTATCGATCCTAAATGTGACAAAAATACTAAAATCTTTAAATCTATTGAATAATAAACATATACCAAAAATTTATTTGAGAGCATCTTTTCAACAAAGGCTAGACTTACTAAGGGGTTTGATGGATACAGACGGAAATGTAAATCCAATTAGAAAACAAACTGTGTTTACTTCTTGTAATAAAAAACTATCCGACGATGTTAAAGACCTACTTTTAACCCTTGGGCAAAGACCGAATCAAGCGTGTATTAAAAGAGATACAAATTACAAAAAAAACGTAATCATATATCCTATTTCGTTTCGTCCAATTGACATTAATCCTTTTCTATTGAGCAGGAAAAAAGAACTTGTGGATGTAAATTGGGGATCTGGAAGATCTAGGGTTAGACGAGTTTCTAAAATAGAAGAATCGATTATACAAAAAACTCAATGCATTTCCGTAGACAGTCCAGACAATACTTATCTGTGTACAGAAAATTATATTCCAACACATAATACTGGACGAAGACTAGATTGGGCAACAGGACAAGAAAAAACACAAGAAAAATTAGAAAAAGATCCTCAACTCAAAATCTATCATTATGCTATTAAAAAACTGTATCCTCATATAGAGAATGTTATTTTTTCCATATATTTTATTAATGATGGTGGTCCTTTTTCTATGGTTTTTCATGATAGCGATCTTGCCGATACTGAAAATATGTTACGTCAAAAATTTGAAATCATTAAACAAACTAAACGACCACGATTGAATAAAAGTTGGATGTGTAATAAATTATGTCATTTTGGTAAGACTACATTTGCTAATACTAATATTGAGCCATTGAAAGAGTATAGGGATGGACAAATATGTCAAAAAGATTCGATCATGACAAAATGTGAACAAGTGAAGCACGACCTTGAACTTTACGGGATCGATGCTACAATGAGTATGTACAAGCACCCGAATCATTCTTTTGGATCCTACAAAGCACCCGGAACCGTATGACTTATTCAGTACTACATTGTCATTCTCATTTTTCATTATTGGATGGCTTAAATAGACCAGAGCAAATTGCCACCAGATGTGCCAAACTGGGCATAAAATCATGCGCCTTAACAGATCATGGTAATATTGCTGGATCGGTACAGTTTTATCAGAAAATGAGATCTAAGAATATTAAACCTATTCTTGGATGCGAATTATATATTTGTGAAGATGATCCATCAATACAAACAAAAGAGAATGCTTCCTTGTCGCATTTTCTCGTACTTGCTAAAAATTTAAAAGGCTGGAAAACACTCATCAAAATAGTCTCGGAATCAAATAGGCCAGATTATTTTTACCATAAGCCAAGACTAAGTATCAAAAAATTATCAGAATTACTAGATGGTAACATAATAGGTGTTTGTGGTCATTTGGGATCGACCCTATCGGATATTATCTTAAAAGATCAGGATAATAGTATTTCTAATGGTCTTTCTTTTATAGACAATATGAAAACTATATTCGGTGATAATAATTTTTATTTGGAAACACAATTATTCGATAAAGACTATCTAAAAGAACAAGTCTATTTAACAGAAACGATTAGGCGACTATCCGAATTAAGTAAAATTAAGGCAGTATCTACTCCCGATGCTCATTATTGCGAACAAGACGACGCTATAGACCAAAGGATTCTTCTTTGCAATAATTTAAAAACAACACTATCTGATATTAATACTAAATTAATTAATAATCAAAGTATTCCTATGGAGTGCTTCTTTAAAAGTGATAAATATTATATCCTATCTCCAGAAGAGATGACGAACCTACATAGTCCACAGGAAATAGAAAATACAATTTTTGTCGATAGCTTAATAGAAGAGTTCGACATCTTATCTGCTCCAAAATTGCCTAATTTTGATTGTCCAGAAAACTATGATCCTGATGAATTTTTAAGGGAATTGTGTAGAGTTGGATGGAAAAATAAAATCATTCCAAATATTCCAAAGGATGATCATCAAGTTTATGTAGATAGAATAAAATATGAGTTAGATATATTACAAGGTGCTAGTTTATCTAGTTATTTTTTAATTGTGCAAGATATAGTCAACCATGTTAGACATAATAACTGGCTACCTGGACCGGGCAGAGGAAGTGGGGCTGGGTGTCTGGTTTCTTACCTTGTTGGTATCACAGATATTGATCCCATGAAATATGATTTATTATTCGAAAGATTTTATAATGCTGGTAGAAATACTAAAGATAGAATCTCTATGCCAGATATTGATATAGATATTCCAATCGATAAACGCGAACAAGTATTAGAATACATAAAAAATAAATATGGACACAGTAAAGTATCTCAAATGATTACTTTTAATACTATGAAAGGTAGAGGGGCACTAAAAGACGTATTGCGAGTATATGGTAATATTAGTTTCGAAGAGATGAATACTATTACTAAGTTTATTCCTGACGAAGCTAAGATAGCGGACGAGCTTCAAGAAATGAAAGAAGATACTGGAGAAGCATCTATTATCAGATGGGCTCTAGAAAATAATACGGATAAACTAAAAGAATGGTGCTATATATCTGAAGAGGACGGGACTTTATCTGGGCCTCTATCTAAAAGATTTGAACAGGCAATAAGATTGGAGGGAACAAAATCTAATCAAAGCAAACATGCTGCTGGTGTAATAATAGGTACTCAAGACCTTGCGTCTTTATGCCCGATGGTCTATGATAACAGAAATGATCAGCTTATCGCTGGCATGGAGATGAACGATCTAGAGAGTTTGGGTCTAATAAAATTTGACATATTGGGTATCGCATATTTGGATAAAATTATGTCAGTATCAGAATATTTAAAACACGGAGAACTATAAATGCTAACAAAAACTTTAGATCAAGTTGCTGCTGGCGAAATATTCAAGGTTAATAATATTAACTATGTCAAAATCGCCGAGGTTCGTGTCAGTTGTTGCAGAACCGTGAACTGTCACGTTCTAGAAGATAGTAATCAAAGGACTTTTTTCCCAGGAAACACAGTTGTGGAGACTAATGGCTAATTTACAAAAAATTTGTGTATTCGATTTAGAAACGGACGGGGCTAATCCCGATATTTGTAGCCCCGTTCAAATCGCTGCTGTTATTATCGATCCTTATAAATTAGAAATAATCAAAGATTCAGAATTTAATATCAATCTAAAGCCCCAAGCAATACAAGATAATCCAGAATATATATATGATGATTCAGATGTTCTGGATTTTCATGCCAAAGTTAGAGGATGTGATAAAACAAAAATCTTAGAAGATTGGAGATCTTTCCAGAAACAAGACAGTGGATGGAAAATGTTTGTATCATATTTGGAAAAATATCATATAAGATCTGATAAAAAATCTTGCTTTACAGCTCCTATTGCTGCTGGCTATAATATTAATAGATTCGATCTAAGAATTATAGATAGATTAAGCATAAAATATAATAATGTCAATAAGGAGGGACGAACATCTCTATTTTATCCACGAGATGTTATTGACTTAATGAACGTTATTTTTTATTGGTTTGAAGGTAATAATGAGCTTAAAAACTATACACTTGATAATGTTAGAGAATATTTAGGATTAGGAAATAGTGGCTCTCATGATGCTCTAAATGATGTTAGGGCAACAGCTGATATTTTGATAAGGTTTATGAAATTACATAGAAATTTATCGAATAAGGTAAAATTCAGAAACGCCTTTGCTCTTGCAAAAAATTGAAATGACTCAATATTTTACTTTTGATTGTGGATGTAAGTTCAAGGTTTTGGAATATACCTCAGAAGGAATTCCAAAAATAGAATTTACAGGTAAGTTGAGCGATCTTAATCTTGATTGTTCAAAAACATGGTCTATGATCGGAGATGGTAATACCAAGGGTGTATTTCAACTAGAATCAAGGTTAGGTTCTAGTATGGCTAAAAAATTAAAACCAGAGAATATAGAACAACTATCTGCCCTAATTAGTATTATGAGGCCAGGATCTTTGGAAGCTTATAGAGATGGTAAAAGTATTAGTCATCATTATATAGACAAAAAGAATGGTCAAGAAAGCTTAGACTATTTTCACCCATCCCTTGAGCCATCATTAAAATCAACCTATGGAGAGATGATATATCAAGAACAGGCCATGCAAATCGCGCAAGCGGTGGCTGGTTTTGATCTACAAGAGGCAGATATGCTGCGTAAAGCAATTGGCAAAAAGAAGCCAGAAGAAATGGCTAAGATCAGGGTAAAGTTTAAGGATGGTGCTAAAAAACTGAATATAGTCAACGACGAAGAAATAGACGAAATATTTAGTTGGATTGAAAAAAGTCAAAGATATTCTTTTAACAAAAGCCACGCTGTGTCATATGCTATGAATGCATATTCTTCGGCTTATGCAAAAGCTCATTTTGCTAAAGTATTTTTTGCATCATACCTTAAATTTGCAAAAGATAAAATGGATCCTCAAAAAGAAATAAAAGAACTAATACGTAATGCAACAGAAATGGATGTGATTGTATGTGTTCCTGATGTAAGAAAGCTTAATAAGCATTTTACTATTAGCGATGATAAAATATATTTTGGTCTTACCGATATTAAGGGTGTCGGTTATTCTGTTTATGATAAATTATTAACTATTATTAAAGACTTAGATATAAATAATATATCTTGGAATACATGTTTAGTTAAAGTTTTAACAAAAATTAATTCCACAGCAGCTAAAGCATTAATATCATGTGGCGCTTTAGATCATCATAATATCACCCGTACAAAAATGTTATTTGAATACGATATAATATCTGAATTAACTTCTAGAGAATTAGATCTATTAGACTTGGAAAAGTCGTCTATTGCACAATCTTTACATGGTTTATTGACACAAAATAAAATTAATATTAAGCGAAAAAGTAGCATACAAAATCTTATCAATTTATATAACAATCCGCCATATTCATTAGATGATAAAATAGAATGGCTATCTGATACAGAAAATGCTTTATTAGGGGCCTCTATAACTTGTTTTAAGATAGATTCTTATGATATTAGTATGACAAATTGTGATTGTAAAGCTTTCAAGACTACCAACGCATCAAAAAATATTATTTTAGCAGGAGAAATTAGTTCCATCAACTTTGTCAAAACAAAAAACGGCAAAAATCCTGGGGCTGAAATGGCCTTTGTCACAATAGAGGATCAATTTGCATCACTAGACTCAGTAATATTATTTCCTGAGCAATTATCAAAATATCGTAACTATCTATTCGATGGTAATGTACTAATATTCTTAGGTAATAAAAGTTCTAAAAAAGATTCTTTTATAGTGGAGAAATGTTTTATACCAAGATCTTGACAATCGACGCCGTCTTGGTATAATATGTATAGTTGTGGCGTTTTTAACTTTAGGAGTTTGATTATGAATATCACTTTGTTGAAGGGTAATTTAGCACGAGATCCGGAACTACGCGTTGTTAATCCTAATGGAAAGCAAACAAGCGTTGTCAACTTTACTATTGCTGTTAACAGAGATTATGTTAAGGCTAATGGAGAAAAAGACAGGATCACATCTTTTATTAACTGCGAGGCATGGGATAGCGGCGCCGAAACTATTGCTGAGTCCTTGAAGAAGGGCGACTTGGTGATGGTTGAAGGCTCCTTAAGAAATGACACATGGGAAAAAGATGGTGTTAAGCATAGTAGTCTAAAGGTTAGAGTTAATAACTTTTCTAAGATTACCAAGTTGAGCAGAATTAAGTCGGAAGAGTCCGAAACTGTTGCTTTCTGAAACCAAATAGGAAATATATAGAATATTGGGGGTGAAATATCCCCCTTATTCTATTATATATGGAAAAATCTAAACTAAAGATATTGATGTGTTCCGAAGCAAGTTTTATTAATTCTGGCTTTGGAAAATATGCATATGAAATTTTATCTAGATGGCATAAAACAAATAAGTATATAGTTGCAGAGTTTGCTTCTTATGGTATGGTTAATGATCCAAGAGATAAGAACATAGATTGGATATATTATGCCAATGCTGTTAGAGATAGTGATCCTAGATATAAAGAGTATATGTCTAGAACAGATAATCAGTTTGGTCGATGGAGATTTGAAAAAGTATTATTAGATTTTAAACCAGATGTTGTTGTTGATGTTAGAGATTTTTGGATGACAGGATATCAATCCATATCCCCATTACGAAGTTATTTTCATCATATTTTGATGCCAACTGTAGATTCAGCACCACAACAAGAAGAATGGATCGATATATTTTTATCTACAGATGCCATCTTTACATATAGCGATTGGGGGGCAAAAGTTCTAAAAGAACAAACAAACAATAAAATAAAATATATCAGCACAACAAGTCCAGGGGTCAATCTCGATATCTTTAATATAAAAGATACAAAGTCTTTACGACGCCAATTTGGTATACCGGAGGATGCTTTTATTTTTGGGTCCGTAATGAGAAATCAAAAACGCAAGCTAATCCCTGAGCTGTTTAATTCGTTGCGTAAGATATTATCCATACTTGAATCAGAGCAATCTAAACAAAAGATCTATCTATATTTACATACCACATATCCAGATATGGGATGGGATATACCAGAATTATTAAGTCAATATAATATAGCAAATAATGTTATATTCACTTATTTATGTAAAAATTGTCAAAATATAGAGCCTTCTGTTTTTAGTGGTGCTCAAAAAATTTGTAATAAATGTTTGAACAAAAGCTCTCAATTTCCATCTGTGTCGAATGGAGTCTCTGATACTCAATTAAGCGACATATATAACATATTCGATATATATGTTCAATATGCTATTTGCGAAGGATTTGGTATGCCTCAAGTAGAAGCAGGCGCTTGCGGTATACCAATAGCCACAGTTAATTATAGTGCTATGGTAGATATTATAGAGAAATTGAATGCTTATAAAATTAATGTCAAAAGCTATTTCAAAGAAATAGAAACTAAAGCTATAAGAGTATATCCAGATAATGATGATCTTATTAAGATTATTATAGAATATATGAACATGCCATTTCCAATTAGAAACAAAAAAAGATTAGAAACTAGACAACTTACAGAGAAATTTTATAATTGGGATAATATTACTAAATTATGGGAAAATTATTTTGATCAATTAGAATTTAGAGCAAACTGGTTATCTCCATTAGGTCAATTACAAAAACCACCAAAACCAAAAGATAATAAAGAAAATATTATTCAAATTATTAATATGTGTAATGATTATCTTAAAAACGCAGATTTATTATCATCATCTAAATTTTTAAGTATGTTACAGAGTGCTGATTATGGATTCACATATGCTTCTCCAACACAAATATCTAACTATTCAATAGATAATGTATACGATTATGTTAATACGATGATTGATAATAATAATAGGTCCGAAGAAGCAAGAGCTAATACTCAATTTATTGAAGAAGACTTTGTGCAATATGCACATTTAAAGAGTAACACATGAATATTTTATATATAGGACCGTATAGATTAGCTAATAATGCGGGTTTAGAATCAACTAATCTGCTATATAATCTTATGGAACTTGGTCATAATATTACAGCTAGATCCGTATTCGATGGAACAAATCCTATTAAGGATAAAGAAATAATATCCGTGTTTGAAAATATAGAGCAAAATAAATATTCTAAATTTGATTTACTTATTCAGCATCTACCTATCTCAAGAATTGTAAAAACTTCAAAAATCAAGAATAATATCTACTGGCCGATACTAGACAATACGGGATTGTCTCCAATTGAAAAAAAGAAATGTGAATTAATAAGTCAAGATGGACTGCTAATATATAGCACAAATTCCGATAAAACTATTTTGGGTACTTGTAATATATCTAATTTGATGAAACTAAATTATATAATTAATGATAAGCTATTATCCAAAAATTCTAGTATATTTAATTTTGGTATCTATAATAGACATAAAAAATATTATACAATTGTCGATGCGACTATGGAATACACTATACAAAATCTGATTATTAATTTTGTGACAAAATTTCAGAACAAAGACTATTGTTTGGTAGTATTCTTACCAAATACGACTCAAAACTTATTAGATCAGTATCAGAAATATATAAAAGAGATATATACAATATTTGATATTAATTTTTCTATCAATAAAATTCTCATTGTGCCGATAGACCATAATGTAGATGCTCTAGTATCGGCGCATAAAACAGGAGATATCTATATTTCCTTAAAAGATAATATACAGACTATCTTATCGTCTAGTCTTGGTAAAAATATTATTTATTATAAATCAGAACCAATACTATCATACGAAAAAAATAATCTTAAAAAATATGGAACTATAGAATATAAAGAAAAATTAGACTTGGATCAACCAAGTATAATAAAAAATATCGATAACCTAAAAGAGATTATAGGAAGATATGCTCAATAATATAGCTACCAGTAATATCATTAGTAGTATTTTTAGTAAAAATACGCTATTATATAATGGTAAAAAAGATTTATTTTTAACCACTTTATTACAGTGCGAGTCAATTAATATTATAGATTCGCCATCTCAACCATTTTCTATTTTACTCTCTGATAATCCGATAGATTATTCACAAACATCTATAAAAAATAGCTTAATGTATCATGTTAATAGTTTAATATTATTTCATAAAGAACCACCACAAGCTCTTAAAAAAGAAGATAAAGCAATTCTTGACAAAAAATTAAAGAATTCTTACAGACTGTTTTTCTCAAAAGATATAGAGAAATCTTGGGGTTTAGCAACTATAGAAAAAAATATAAATATTGAATATGGAGTCATAAGAATAGATGAAAAAGATAAAAATAAAAATGTATGCGTAGTTAATCTTAATAAAGATAATGGTATACAAAATTTATATCAACATATTAAAAATACTATTATCGATTGTGATCTAATAGATGCGCATACTGATGGTGATGAAGTATTAAAGATATTATCACAATATAAAATATGTATTATTCCACACGATACATATGATGCATTATTAGCTGCTTCTTTCGGAGGACTGGTTTATACATCATCAAGTCAGATAGACAAATCCATAAGCAATATAGCATATATAAAAGACTACAATACTATTAATGATCGGTTAAAAAACGATTTGAACCAATGGGATAATATAAATAGTTTATTAAAACAAAATCAGTCATACATACATGATAAATACAATATAGACAAATTCTATAGCGAATTTAATAATATCTGTACTTCTATTTCTAGAAAAGCATTTACATATGAAACGTAATCTAATTATAACAGTCGATTCTTCTATTAAACAAGATGGTTTTGTGCATATTAATCAAATATCTTCGATCATTAATTATTCCTGTGACTCTATCATTCTAGACTGTTTAGAATATCTGCAAGAAAAAGATCATGCCGTAGTATTTAATGTTCTACTAGAAAAATTAAGACCAACTGGCAGATTGGTTGTCTCGATAAGTAATGCTAAAGATATAGCCAATAATTTTGTTAATGCAACAATATCATCCGGTGACTTTTTAAGATTTTTTATTAACAAACAGAGCCTATTAAGTATCGAATCTATATATACTTTTATTGATTTCAAACATTATGATATTTTAACACTAGATACCGATGACACATCTATAACTATAGTAATAGAAAGAAAAAATATATGAGCAATACCATATGCGAAAAATGTCTTTTTGCTCAGAATATTTCTAATCCTATGCCTTGTTCTTTTAGTATACCAAGTCTTATAAAAGATATCCATAATATTGTAGAAAAAAATAATTATTTTGTTATTAATAACTACACATGTAGATATGGTTTTAGTAAAAATATTTATCAAGAAAATATCGATAAGTTTAATGATACAGATATGATGGAGTATGTTAAGCAACAAAATATTGTCAAATATTCCTTGGCTCTTATTACTAGTAATATAACATTTAAAGATACTATAGAAAACTTAAACGCTTTATCGA